ATGATCCGGCAAAGTCCGGCATTATCGAAACGGGCCAAGATCCGTGAATCGATGAAAAAGATCATCGATAAGAAGACGGGCAGCATATACCGGGCGCAGAGCTCGGAGGCATATACCAAGCATGGATTAAACCTTAGCGCTTGCATCTTCGACGAGCTGCATGCCCAACCCAACCGTGACCTGTGGGACGTGATGACCTTCGGGGCAGGCAGCGCACGCGAGCAACCGATCTGGTGGATCATAACCACATCAGGTGATGACCCAGATCGGGTAAGCGTGGGATGGGAACAGCATGAATATGCGATGCGCATCCTGGCCGGTGATATCGTCGACCCGACCTGGTATGTGGTGATTTTCAACTACGAAGGGGATGACATTTATAACGAGGATAACTGGGCACTGGCCAACCCCTCCCTGGGAACGACCATCCAGATCGAAACTTTGCGAGAAGAGGCAGCCAAGGCAAAACTTAATCCAGCCGATGAGCGGCTCTTCAGGTGGCTGCGGCTTAACCAATGGATCACCACCAAGCTTACCACCTGGCTGCCGCTGGATCTGTTCGATAACACGATCGGTGCCTGGACCAGGGCAGACCTGCTGGACAAGGATTGCTATATCGGGATGGACCTCTCCAGCACGACCGACCTGACCGCCCTGGCGTATATTTTTCCTCCGCAGGGCGAGCAGCTGGATTGGAGGGTTGTCTGGGATTGTTTCATCCCCTCTGAAAACATGATTGAGCGGGTTAGGAAGGATCACGTACCCTATGACCAATGGCGAAAGGCGAACATGATTACGGTCACGGAGGGAAACGTGGTGGATTATACGGTGCTCAGGGACAGAATCCTGGAGTTTGCCAAATTCCACAAGGTGAGGGAAGTATGTGCTGACCGGGCGTTTGCCACCATGCTGATCCAGGAGCTCGAGCAGGCAGGTTTAACCTGCGTGGATATACCACAGACGTTCGTGAGCATGAGCAACCCTCTAAATGAGACCGAGCGCCTGCTGAAAGCTGGAAATCTGACCCATGAGGCCAACCAGGTAGCACGCTGGTGCTTCGGGAATGCCTCCGTGGCCAAGAATGGAAATGAGCAGATCAAATTAGTGAAGGAACATAAGGGAAAATCGGTGGTGCGTACACGACGGATCGACTTGATCTCAGCCTGGATCGATGCAATGGCCCGGGCGGTTTCTTATAAAGGCAACGTGGATATCAGCGCTGAGATCCTGAACCCGGATTGGGGTTTGTAATGACTAAGATGAAAATGTCAGCACTCCAGAGCAAGTGGGAGGGAAAGGGGATCCCAGCTGCAATCCTGGGAGCTGGACCAAGCCTACCAGAGGATCTGACCAGGTTACCGGATCGATCTGTCCTGATCTCAGTCAATTATCACGCTATGAAAATAATCCCGTGTTTATTTATGGTTTATAACGATCAGCCGGAGAATGATCCAGAGATGCTGGAGGCGATCCGTGATCCTTCTGTGATCAAAGTCAGTCCAGAGCCGACGTCTGACATTGATTTCGATGTGAAAGTATGGACTGGATTTTATTCATCGAATACAGCTGCCTGGTTCGCTCTGTGGCTGGGTTTTGATCCTGTGATTCTGTGTGGGATGGATCTCTACCAGGGAGATCGAGTTTATTTTCATCCTACGGATCGAGATTGTCCAACCTTTCATTATCCCCTGGACCATCACCTGAGACCCTGGATCGAGGATGGTCGAAATTTACTACCTCACCCAGAGCGATTAAAGGCTATGTCGGGACCATTGGTGAATGTATTTGGGGAGTATCGGACGGCGTTATGAAGAGCTTTATTCAGAAATACATCGACGATCTACTCTTGCTGGCTGGGTGTGGGTGCATCCTATTTGGCCTGGCACAATGGAATGCGGCCATCACCTGGATCGTGGCTGGAGTGATGCTGGTGGGGTTTGGGTTTTTGATCGGAAAGGCGAAGATATGATCCGGTACAAAGAACCTACCGGACCAGCACAAACAAGGAGCGCTGGATGCTACTCGAGAAATTATTGAGCACCGACCAGAAAATAAATAATACTCCGGATAGCCCACGCCCGGATTATGAGCCATCATGGGGCTATAAAACCACCTCCGGAGAGCGGGTATCGGTGGAAGCATCCAAGGCCATCGCCACGGCTTACCGGGCGAAGAACGTCATCAGCAATCACGTGGCAATAATGCCTTTTCAGGAGTTCGAGCGGAATGGCAAGATGATCGAGCAGGTACAACCGGATCCTATCACACGAAATAAGGCGTATTTACTACAGGTGAGCCCGAATTTATGGGGCTGGACGCCATTCCAATTCATGAAAGCCTTCATCGAATGGAAATTATTCTATGGCAATGCGTATATCTGGAGCCCGACCGAGGGACCACCGCAGCACTTGATCCTGCCGGCGGATAAAACTGTGCCAGTTTTCGACCCGGAAGGGAACCTGTGGTACCAACATACCTTCAGCAACAGCAGCATACCGAAATATATCCCTGCAGTAGAGGTCTTGCATGATCTGATCAACCCGGATTCGTCTGGTTTTATCGGCCGGGGAGTGATCGCGTATGCGAGAGATACCTTTGGGAGGCGGATTGCAGCCAATAAAACGCAATCGAAATTATACTCCCAGGGTTTTCTGCCAGCTGCAGCCATGACAATGGCGGGTGAAGTTAATAAAGATGCGCGGAAAAAGCTCAGGGATGAGTATGAGGAGCAAATGAGCGGGACTGAGAATGCCTACCGCCTGGCAATCCTAGACCCGAAAATCACCAAATATGAACCGATCAATATCCAGATGAGAGACCAGCAATTTCTGGAGAGCATCGGAGCGACGGACGTCGACATCGCCAATTTCTTCGATCTTCCGTTGCATATGCTCAATATGGGCAAGGAAGCCTATAACTCGAACGAGCAAAAGTATATCGAATACCTGCAAGGAACCTTGAATGCGCATCTGGTGCCATTTGAACAGGCTGCCCGGATCCGTTGGCTGACCGAAGCCGAGAAACCCAATCGGTATTTCAAATTCATTCGCGAATCGCTACTTCAAATGGATGGGAAGTCAAGAGCTGAAGTGTATCAAAAACGGATCCAGAATGGAACTTTGACGCCCAATGAAGCCCTGGAAAAAGAGGACATGAATGGGTACGCAGAGGGTGACCGGCATTACATGATGGGGAATGTATCAGTAATTGGGCCCAACCCCCAGGTTGCGACCCCGACCACCCCCTCCCAACCTCCCCAAGATCCATCCAATCAGGATTCGGGGGAGGAGTTAAGCGAGGAAGGTTAACATGCCGAAAGTGGGACGAGTAGCGCCGGATGAAGAGCATACCCAATCAGCGGTGTTAGAGAAATCTGCAGGATGGACCGCAGAAAGCTCAAACAAGTGGTGTGAGGAGCATGATTATTACACCGATGGGATGGATGATACGGATACTCAATTCCGCTACCGGCAATATGACCCGGATTATGAGGCATTCATTTACCGTAATAGGGAGATCGAGCCCAACTCGATCACATTCGTGCTGGGGATCCCCAAGAAGGATGCAGCCGAATTCCAGCAAAAGGAGAAGGTGATGAGATATTCCTACGTTATGAAAGCATTCATCGAGACCCCGTGGGCGATCCTGCCCCATAAACTGGCAATCCTTGAAGAGATTGTTCTTAGGCATGCTGCAGGTGAGAAGCTGGACCCGGAAGAAGTGCAGATGCGCATCCACGGCGCCAAGAGGCCAGCTGACCAGCGATTGGGAAGCGTGGCCATACTGCCATTATTCGGCACAATCTTCCCCAGGGCGAACATGATGACCCAAGTGTCAGGGGCGACCAGTGCGGAGATGTTCGGAAGACAATTCGACGAGCTGGTGAAGGACCCGGAAGTGAAGGGAATTGTGATGGATGTGGATAGCCCGGGCGGCCAGGTGGGAGGAATCGAAGAGCTGTCTCAGAAGATCTACCAGGCACGGGGAACGAAGCCGATCGTGGCAGTTGCCAACCATTCGATGGATTCAGCGGCTTACTGGATTGGATCGGCAGCGGATGAAGTGGTGATCACACCCTCGGGTGAAATGGGTGCCGTAGGCGTTTGGACTGCACATGATGATATCAGTGGAGCCTTAGCACAAGATGGCGTCAAAAGGACGCTGATCAGCGCGGGGAAATATAAAGTTGAGGGTAATCCCTGGCAACCACTGAGCGAAGAGGCGCGGGCAGCCATTCAGGTAGATGTTGATGCATCATATGATGCATTTCTCAAGAGCTTGGCACGTAATCGAGGAACTTCGCCGGATTTAGTGCGCAATGGTTTTGGCGAGGGACGAACAGTAGGTGCAAACCGGGCGGTGGAACTGGGGATGGCAGACAGAATAGGGACCCTGGATGAAACCGTGGACAGATTGATCATACAAACATTCACCCTATCGAATGATCAAAAGCAGGCGGCGGAAGCTCTCCGCCTCCAAGTAAATCAAATCTTAAAAAAGGAGTAACAAAATGGCAGATCTAAAGCCTTATTTGGATGCAGTGAACACAACCGAGTCGGAGGTGCAGCGCATTGCAAGCGAGCTGGATACGTTATTCAGCCAGGATACGGAAGATGCTCGAGCGCAGGCACTGGCCAAGAAAGCCGAATTAGACGAGGCGCTGAAAAAGAATGATGAGGCGGTCTCGATCTATGAAAGCAGGCTGAAAGCAATCCGGCCCAATACTGTGGCGAAGAACTTCGTTCCCGTTTCCACCACCCAGCCTGAGCCGGCAGAGGGCAGCCAGCCATCGGTGATCAAACGCGAAGAATATGATGCGCTAAGCCTGGTTGACCGGGCGAGGTTCGTCAAATCTGGCGGGACGATCGAGGACTGAAAGGTCCCCATAAAAAGCAATCATTCAAATATCAAGAATTAAGGAGAAAATAACATGGCTAACACTTTAACTGGATTAATTCCAACCATCTATAAATCGCTGGATAATGTTTTGCGTGAACTGACCGGGTTCGTCCCCTCAGTTATGCGCGATTCATCCGGCGAACAGGTGGCAAAAGATCAAACCATCGCCTGGCCTGTGGTACCTGCTTCCAGTGCAGGCAATGTCACACCGGCAGTTTATGGCCCTACGCCGACCGATCAGACCATTCCTCCAATAACCATGACGATCAGCAAGAGCCGATCCGTGGTTTTTGGCTGGAATGGTGAAGAGCAGAAAAGCCTGGGCGGGTTATTTAACCAGATCCTGGTGGACCAATTTTCCCAGGCAATGCGCACGCTGGTGAATGAGGTCGATGCTGACCTGGCGGCATTGTATATCTATGCAAGCCGGGCATACGGCACAGCCGGGACCACACCCTTCGACAGCACCAACAAGCTGAGCTTCCTGGCTCAACTGTATAAGATATTGGCGGATAACGGTGCTTCCCTGGGAGATCTGCAGCTTGTGCTCAATACAACAGCCGGAGCTGCGCTGCGCACTATGGTCGAGTTATGGCAAGCCAACACGGCGGGAAGTGATGATCTTCTGCGACGCGGCGTGCTGCTTGACCTGATGGGCTTTGCAGTGCATGAGAGCGCTCAGGTAAAGACCCATACCACCGGGGGATCGAGTGCGACTGCAGTCGATCTCACCGCCGGTTATGCGATTGGATCAACCACGATCCATGTGGATACGGTGACTGGGACCTGGTTGGCTGGTGATGTCCTCAGCAACATTAAAACTGGACGTGACACCTCGAAATATGTCGTCGCGACTGGACTTGCATCTGCTGAAGGGGATCTGGTCCTGGCTAAGCCTGGGATCCGGATCGCCTGGGCGAATAATGATCTTCTGACCCCCAGCGCCAGCTATGCAGCCAATATGGCATTCTCACGTTCGGCAATCGCATTGATGACCCGCGTGCCATTGATGCCGGATGGTGGAGATGCAGCCGAGGACGTGACCGTGATCACAGATCCGCAAAGTGGTCTCAGTTTCCAGGTGGCGATGTACCGCCAGTACCGCCAAGTGGCCTTCGAAGTTGGGTTGGCCTGGGGCGTGAAGGCAGTGAAGTCAGAAGAGATTGCAATCCTGCTGGGATAATTCCTGGCCAGGGTGATCGGTGAAAAGGGGAGCGATATCAGCTCCCCTATAGGATCTATAAAAAAAGAGAGGTTAAAAATGGCCGAGAAATTGGAATATGCTTTAATGAAAAAAGGCGACGAAAAGGTCGCAGTCGATAAGTCCCTGATCAATGATCATGAACTCCTGGGATGGAACGTGGTTGGTATTTGCGAGGTCGATAGTGATGACGTCGTGACTGAGACCGGCAAGGTGATCGGGACTCCAGCTCACACGATCGTGACGACCGATGGATTCCTCAAGGTGCTGCCGGTCCAGGTGGATAATCCAGCTCCAGTCGCTGCCGTTGGTCCGGTGATCAAGGTCGAGCCTGCGAAAGTCGTCAAAGTCGTCAAAATTGCCAAAGTAGTTAAGCCAGCTCCGAAAGTCGAGCTGGTGGTTAAGCCAGCTGATAAGCCGAAATAACGGCCGGACCTGGAGTTCAAATATAAGAGGGGCGATTCATAAATCGCCCCTCTGAAATAGAAAGGGATGAAAATGTCACGTATTATTTCGCATACGGTGAAAATAACGACAACGGGTACGGCGGGATCGGCAAGCGGGAATGCCATAGTACAGCCTCCAAATGATCCACTGGAGGGTTTTCTTCTGGATATCAAACTTGATTACCATGCTAGTTGTCCAGCCACGGCGGATGTGACTATTTCAGACCCGACATTTGGAAACCTGGTGGTCAAATCCAATAATTCCACGGATGTGGTGATCTCACCACGTCAGGCCACGGTGGATAACGCAGCTGCAGCGACAGGACTTTATGACCTAATACCATTAAATGGACCGCTTAATATTGCGATCGCTCAAGCAGATGCGCTGACAGATTGCCTGGTGGTTACCATTCGCTGGCTCACGCCATGATCATTCTCCAGCTTGCAGAAACACAATTGGTAGATTTTGTGCTGAAGGATTCCGGAGGAATCGAAGTGCTGGGGTTGGGTTCGACTTTCAGCGTGGAGATCTCCAAAAATGGAGGGGCATTTGCAGCCGGGACCGGTACAAAGGCGGAGATCAGCGATGGCTGGTACACCTATTTGCTGGATGCAGCCGAGACCGATACGGAGGGGCCGCTGGCGGTGAAGGTGACCGGGGCGGGAGCAGTACAAAAAAATCTGCTATATGAGGTATCAGGTTCCATTTGGACAGCGCCGGCAGGAGATTATATTCTGACTGCCACAGAAGCCTCCAATGTGCTGAGATGTGAGATCGATGACCCGACCATGCTGGCGCTGCTGCCCCAAATCGATGCAGAAATATTCCGTGCCACGGGAAGGAAATGGGAAGATGATAGCGTGATCTGCCCAGAAGCCAAGAGCCCTGCGTCAGATCTGTTGTACTGCCTGCATGAGGGTGGATGGCCATCTGAAGGGCTCCGTCAGCACTATCTAGCGGGATTAACCCGGCTGGAGGCGATAGCGCAATATTATTACACCTTCGAGGGGCTGGATGAATCCGGCTATATTCACATCCACCATATCCACGAAGGCGATACGGTGGTGAGAGTGACGGGAAGAGTGGGTGCCACCGGTGACCAGAGCGCCAAATTCGAGACAGTGATCAGCGTGGATCATTCGATCCAGCAGATATCCAGCGATGACCTGGATGATAAATGGTTCACGGCGTATATCGTGCCGCCAGAAGAAATTTGAACCGCAGATTACGCTGATTAGAGGATTATGCTTATGAAGATCGGGAATGCGATCACCAACCCAAGCGAGCTGAACCAGCGGGTAACGCTTAAGAGCCGCACGGTGAGCACCGGCACGGGTGGCTTCCAGGCGCCCAGCTACACCACGATCGCCGTGGTGTGGGCCAAGTGGGTGGGGGTGCATGGCAGTGAAGCCTGGGCAGCGAACGCGGTAAATGCCATGCTGGCGGCCACGGTGACGATTAGATATAGAAATGACATTGATCCAACATGTATTTTAGGGTTAGATGGTGAGAATTACGAAATTGTCAGTCCAGATGATATTCGGATGCGACATGAATATATCGAGTTGAAAGTTAAACGAGTGGTGCCGGGATGAACTATACCATGCCTCGCCAGACAACACTACACTACATCAGGAGGTGATTGATGCCAGTACGATCTAAGCTTGAGACAAATGGGTTTTCTGAATACCTGGAGCGCCTGGTCCAGGCTGGTAAGGATATCGACTTGGTGGCGGATGAGACCCTGGCGGTCAAAAGCAATAATGCTACGGATATAGTGATCGCACCACGCCAGGCCACGGTGGATAACGCAGCTGTAGCGACAGGGCTTTATGACCTGTATCCATTAAATGCACCATTGACGATCAGCATAGCACAGGCAGATGCATTGACAGCATGCCTAGTGGCAACCATCCGTTGATTGGAATTCGATACGATGAGGAGATAGAGAACCATGTTGCCGATATTAATTAGAAGTAAAGGAAAATGGCACTGTTTAATTGATTTTTCCATAATACCCGATGGTGCATTGCCGTCTATTTTCACGGGTTCGACCTATACGATTGCAACTGGCAAGGCGGTAAACACTCCTACATTTGGTACTGACCTCGTTTCAAATGGTAATATGGAAGCGGGTAATCCTCCGACGGATTGGGGATCGAATGGTTCAATACTTTCTAGCCAAGCCGATGAGCGCACTGGTGGGAGTGGCACTAAAAGTATGCAGCTTGCAAATGACGGAGCCAATTATGGTATTGCTTATCAGACCTTTGCGATTGCGGCAGATACTTGGTATTATATTTCTGCCTGGTTGAGAAAAGTAACTGCCGAAGTTAAATTAAGATTGTATGCCGGCACCTGGCCACCAATCGGTTCGCACGTTACAACGACGGATTGGACGAATGTATTTGCAGTGAGGCGCGGAGAACCGAACAGCTCTATATATACCGAGAACCAGGACAATACAAACGGGCATACTGCAAGGGCGGATGACATTTCGGTAAAACCAATTACGGCAGCAACATTATTTAGTACACGCAAGGTCTCAAATCTGGTCGGTAAAATAAAAGCTCCCTGGACAATCATAGCGGCGACTCAAGCAGGCGTAGTCGGTTGGCTTGATAGTCAATCTAATCCTTTGTATTTTATTATAGCTTACCATGATGGGACAAACGCTGTTTTGGAGAAATGTGTCAATGGTACATATACCACATTGATTAATCAGATTGCGACTTATGGCTCAACCAAAAAAGTTGAGATAAGGAAAGTAGCAGCTACTACATATCAATTGTGGTATGGGGATGTTCAAATTGCAGCCGACCAGACGATATCAGATGCAGGCATTATTAGTAATCAATATTTCGGACTATTCTCGACATACAGCGGAAATGGATGCGGAGGGTTAGAAGTGCTCCCTTTTGATGGAACTGGCGCAAATCCCGCCAACTCCTATAATCCTAATACGGCGAGTGCATCAAATGCAGTTGCTCCTCTAAACACGCCGACCAGTGACACCAGTGGTGAGGCAGCCCATCCAGATGTTTATGATGCGGGATTAGGGCATACTTGGAATGGATATCGTTATTGGATGGCGATGACACCATTTCCCAATGATTTACCGACTTACGAATTTCCTGAAATACTTGCCTCAAATGATAATGTAACATGGGTTGTGCCCGCAGGATTAACTAATCCGATTGATACACAATCTGGTGCAGAATTTGCCGACCCCGACCTAATTATGGATGGAACTACATTGTGGTGTATATATTATGGCGATTTAGGCGGAGGGGTAACAAATATATTGGCCAAATATTCATCTGATGGTGTTAACTGGAGTGCTCGGCAAACATTAGTGACTGTTATTTATCCGGCAGGAGCATCTCCAGCCATCGTCAAATATGGTAGTGAATGGTTAATGTTTACGACTGGGGGTGGAACTACGAATGAGTTGATTCGCAGAACAGCAAGCACATTGGCGGGGCCGTGGAGCGCACCTGTCGTTTGCAGTGTTCCTACACCCAATAATCGCTATATTTGGCATCAAGATGTTATCAATGTCGACGGTGTATTATATGGCTTTTTCAATATAAATGGTACTCATATGTATTTTGGGACAAGTGTAGATGGAGGGCTGCATTGGCGCATGTCCGATAATCCGATATTGTCTCCTACTGGTGACGATGGCGATTGGGATGGCGGGCAAATATATCGTGGCTCTGCTGTCGCAACAGGAACTGGGTTCGATTTTTGGTATTCGGCTTGTACTACTCACGCAAGAGTTTGGCGGATTGGGTTTACCACGATTTCTAATATAGAGAGTTAATCGAGTAAATATTATCGGAGATCTATTATGACATCTAATATCTATAAGGATTGAATAATGCCAATCCGATATAGGCTGGAGACAAAGGGATTTAGCGAATACCTGGAGCGCCTGGTGCAGGCAGGAAAAGATGTCGATGTGGTGGCGGATGAAGCCCTGGCAGCCGGAGGGGATGTGTTATTGGATGGAATGCTGCGGAGAGTGCCAAGGAAGACAGGCAACCTGGCTAACCACCTGGAGCGGACCGAGCCGGAGAGGGATGGGAACTTCCATTCGGTTATGGTGGGTCTTTCCAGGACTGCAGATTCGAACACAGCCCGATATGGAGGTGCCCAGGAATTCGGGACCAGCAGCATGCCGGCGCATCCATATATCCGACCGGCAATCGACGAGGATATGCGCTCAGCACGAGCGGCAATGAAAGCAATCTTTGAAAATTTCTTAGGTGGTAAATTGTGACTTCGATCTGGGCACGAACTGAGACAGCATTAACCGGGTTAGCCGTGCCGATGGCAGCCAACCAATATCTGGTGGCTACCAGCGCAGATCTGCCGGATCGATTTATGGTGTACCAGCTCATCTCGAGCCCACCTGAGCTGCATGCGGATAACGTGGAGAAATATCGCACTTACCGGATGCAGGTGACGGTTTGGGACCGAGCCGGGCTGAATAGCCTGCCGGATGTGGCAGGATCAATGGTAGCCGCAGGCTTTTGTCGTGGTCCGATACGCGAATTACCTTATGAGGAATCTACGAGGCATTTCGGATTATCAATGGAATTTCTATACTTAGAAGAGGAGTAGAAAAAAAATGACAATCAATGCAGATGAATATAAAAGTGTGATCGGACTGGATCAGATTTATTTTGCTCTGGTCACAGCAGATACCGCAGCTGCTTACACGGCAGGTACACCGGCAGTATTAGCGCCTGCAGCTGAGATCTCCATGAAACCGGTCAGCTCGCAGGAGACCCAGTATGCAGATAACCAGGCATATGATGTGTTTGCATCCGAGGCTGAGACCGACATGGAGATCACCCTGACGGGTGTACCCAGTGCAACGATCTCCACGCTGCTGGGATCGACCCTCGATGTGGCTTCGGGGCGGGTATATGACAATGGCGGCACACCGCCTTATTGTGCGCTGGGTTTCCGGGCGATGAAATCAAACGGAAAATATCGCTATTACTGGTTCCAGAAGGTGCGCTTCAGCCCACCCGAAGAGGGAGCAGTCACCAAGGCGGATAAAGCCACGCCCAAGACGATCAAACTGGCGTGCAAGGCGATCAAGACGGTCTATAAGTGGAACCTGGGCAGCGTGACAGACAGCATTAAGCGTCTGTTTGGTGATGAGGACACGACTAACTTCTCAGCGACCAGCTGGTTCAGCCAGGTGCAGGTGCCGAGCATTTCCGCTCCGTCAGCTCTTGCGCTGAGCACGAGCGATCCAGCGGATGGTGCGTCTGGTGTGCTGACATCCAAGATCATCACATTAACCTTCAACAATGCTCTTACAGCGGATGCGATCTACAATGTGACCATTGCCACTGCAGCAGGCGTGCTAAAAGCATGCACGAGTGTCCTGGATGCGACCCTGAAGATCATGACGATCACACCGACCACAGCTCTTGCTGGTGGTACGACATATCTCATATCGATGGGTGTGACGGATATCTATGGTCAATCGCTGCTGAAGGTGAACGACTTCGCCACGGTATAGAAGAATAGTTATTAGCATTCAGCAATCAGCGGTGAGCTAGAAACTTACCCCCTCCTACCTCCCCCAGATGGCTTTTCATCTGGGGGAGGGGAAAAGGATTAAATATGCCTATATCAGCCCCATTAAAGATCACTCTTTATGATCCAGAGACAAATGAGGTTAAAAAAGAATTCTCGCGCTCATTTGTACCTTGGAGGATATTAAAAAAGGCGATCCAGCTCTCCAAGACCCTGGCGAAAATTGACCGGGAAGATATCACTGAGGATGACATCGATGCGATCGCCGGCCTGGTCGTCGATGTTTTCGGGGATCAGTTCACGGTCGCTGAGTTAAATGACGGAGCTGACCTGTCCGAAATGATGACAGTGCTCCAGTCGATCATCTCGAAAGCTGAGGGCATGGTCCCAAACGCTCCCCCCAGGGAGATGTAACCGAATCCGATCTCTCCCTGGATAATGATTGGATGGTCGATATGGAGATCAACCTGGTTAAAGCATTCGGTTGGGATCTCCATTCGATCGATGAAACAGATATCGAGTCGCTGTTCCCATTTGTGAGCCGCTTTGCAGGGACAGATGAGAAAGTATCGGTGAATAAAAAAGTGTATTGTGATCAGGTGAATTGGTTATGAGTGATCAAAATGACCTGAGTGGGAAAATCGGCCTGGATGTCACAGATTTTAAGGCTGCGATCTCATCTATTAATCGAGATATTCGGGTAGTCGAATCTGGATTTCGGGCCTCAGCTGCGAGTTTGGGTGACTGGTCAAAAAGTGCGAGCGGTCTCGAATCCAGGATGAAAGCCCTCTCGAGCGAGATCGAGCTGCAGCAAAAAAAGACCGGAGCTCTTAAAAACGAATACGAGAAGGTTGCGAAAGAAAAGGGGAATAATAGTCGGGCAGCTCAAGAACTGCAGATCAAGTTAAATAAGGAAAATGAGACCCTGGGGAAGATGCAGGCTGAGCTCAAGGGGACCCAGACCTCCCTCGATAACATGGGGAAAGAGGAAAAGCAAACAAAGGATAAGACGGAAGATCTGGATAAGTCTGAGAAAAAGGCGACGACCTCGACCAATCAATTTGGATTGGCCATGAAAAATCTGACTGGCCATTTAAAGGACGTCGGATCTGGGATAGCTGCAGTAGTTGGACACCTGGCAAAGCTCGCAGCCGGCCTGGCTGTTGGCCTGGTAGCTGCAGCGACCGGAGCTGCAGTGGCGATCGGGGCTCTGATGGTCAAGTCAGGGGAGTGGGCTGATCAATTTGCCACGCTGTCTGGAGTGACTGGGGTCTCCACGACCAGGCTCCAGGAACTCGATTATATTGGAAAAAAGCTGGATGTTGATCTCACGACCATGACTGGATCTATGTCGAAAATGATCCGAGCGATCAGCTCAGCGAAGGATGGGACCGGACCTGCAGCTGAGGCATTTTCGAGCCTGGGAGTATCGATCAGGGATTCAAGTGGTAATCTCAGGGATTCGGAGGATATCTGGACCGATGCGATCACGGCCCTGGGTGGAGTTTCGAATGAGACCGAGCGTGATACCCTGGCTATGACATTATTCGGAAAATCCGCAATGGAGCTTAATCCCCTGATCACGGCCGGCACTGAGAAGCTGGCAGCTCTGGCAGATGAGGCCAATCGGGTCGGAGCTGTGATGAGTGAGCAAGATGTCGAGGCATTGGATAAATTCTCCGATTCCTCAGCTGCAATGGGAAACACAATCAAGGGGATAACTGGACACCTGGCAGCTGCTTTCGCTCCAGCTCTTAACACTGCTTTCACGGCCTTAAATAAATTCCTGGCCAATCCATCGACACAAAAAGGGCTGGAGAGTTTGAGAGATGGAATATCCAGGATCTCGTCGATTATCGTCGCTGCTTTCGGATCTTCGAATCCTTTTGCATCAATCTCAGCTGGGATCGATAAGCTGGGATCCGGATCTGGGATCCTCAACGGGATCGGAGATGCCCTGGGGAGGTTTGCTGGGACCTTCGACCGGCTTAAGGCAGGTTTTAAGTCCGGTGGGATTGGAGGCCTGCTTAAGTCCCTGATCCCAGAGGGAGGGGTCTCTGGGATGCTTTCCGGCCTGGGTGGGACCATCGGAAAGGTCATGAGTGGGATGCTGACCAGTTTCGCAGCTCAGCCGGCCAAGTTACTCCAGATCGGTTTGGATATAATCCAGGGCCTGGCTTCCGGCTTGCTGGCTGCCATTCCGGCGTTATTACCAGTGTTCCTGCAGCTGATCACAAGTTTCGTCAATTTCATCACGACAACCCTCCCGACTTTGCTCCAGTTGGGCCTGACAGTTGTCCTACAGGTGGCGATGGGGATCATGCAGGCGATCCCACAGCTGATCCCAGTGGTGCTCAAGATGATCACAAGTTTCGTTCAGTTTCTGATCACTAATCTGCCGATGATCATCACTGCAGCTCTGCAGATGATCGTCACTCTGGCCAATGGGATCGCCTCAGCATTACCGACCTTAATTCCGACGGTCCTGGGGATCATTCCAGTGATCATCGAAACCTTGCTCCAGAATTTGCCGCTGATAATCCAGGCAGCTCTTAACCTGATCATGGCCCTGATCCAGGGAATTATAGCGGCTCTGCCGATCCTGATCCCTGAGATCCCGAAAATAGTCCAGATGATCGTCGATATTATTGTCGAGAATTTTCCTCTGGTTATTGACACGGCATTAATGTTAATCACGACGATCGTCACGGCCCTGATCGATAATCTGCCAATGATTGGCAAGGCTGCGATCGATATCATCACGGCACTTCTGGATGGGATAGCAGAGCTGCTACCAGAGATCATCACTGCAGCTGGAGAGATTATCACGACGATCGTCCAGGCGATCACGAATCTTATCCCGACAGTTCTCCAGGTTGGAAAGGATATCGTCTCGGGGATCTGGCAAGGAATCCAGGATGCCTGGGCTACTCTGCTTGATAATATGGCCGGTGTGATTAATGGTCTGCCGGATTGGGTGAAGAAGCTGCTGGGGATTGCAAGCCCCTCCAAGGTATTTGCCGATATTGGCAAGAACATGGCACTTGGATTAGGCGCTGGATTTACCGATTCATACACCAAGATCCAGCAGCAGATCGGGCAAGCGATCGGAGGGCTATCCAGCCAGACGAGCATGGCGCTCAATGGAAACTATGCTTTTGGTGGCAGGCAGCTGCAGCCAGCAATGGCACCGATCAGAATTACGATCCAGGGAGTGCCCGATAAAGAGATGGACATGCGGCGCCTGGCACGCTATGTGGCGACTGAGATCCAGAGGCGACAGACATGAGCATGCAGCTGTATATCATCTATAACTCGATTACACTGGATTTCCAGGCCAATGGCTACAAGCTCATGGATGGCTTCTATCCTGAGACCCCCGATGAAGGCATGGAGAGCATCACCGATCAATTTGATATTCTTATCACCGGCAGCTCTGCCAGCGATCTGCGCTCGAAGATCACAGCGGTCCGGCTGGCTTTCGAGCATGCCAGTCGGCACAAAGAGGATGCCCTGGCTGCCTGGCTTTACTACGACGTGGACAGCAGCGGGGATGCCTGGATGACCAAGCTGCTGGGTGGCAGCGTTATCTATAATGATAAGCTGGATCGCAACTGGCGGCAGAATAAGGTTGTGGCGACGATTATCGTCGAGCGCAAACCTTATTGGGATGCCAAGGATGAGCTGCAGGTTCCGCTGACCAATGGGAATGGCACGAATGATATCAGTGGATTGACGGTTTATAACCATGACGATGCTGGTACAAGCCCAGCGCATGATAATTGGGTCGAGATTGCTGCGGCGGATGTTCTGGGGGATCTACCAGGACCGACCCGTTTGGAAGTATTGAATACCTTTAATGATGTTAAAAAACTTGGGACCTTATGGATCGGTCAGAATTGGACTGATCCAGCCAATTTCAGCCATATCTTAGAGGCTGAAGACGCGTCAGGTGGATCGGATATCGGATCCGCGGCATGTTCAGGAGCATATTATAGCGAATATGCACTGGGTTCAGGCTCAGAAGTCGATATGTTCACCTGGACCTTAAGTGATAGCTTCCTGGATGCATGCCAGGGGCAATATTATAAATTCCTTGCGCGGTTTTTTATAGGAGATCCGCCCAATGTGAAATTCAGGATCAAGTTGAAATATAACGCGGTAACGGTTTGGCAATCTGGACAGGTGACTTTGGACCAGAGCCGGGGATTGCAGATCCGGGATATGTTCACCTTGAGATTGCCTCCCTGGCTGCCCGGTCAGACAAATCTATCAGCCTTGAGCATGGTCCTGGTTGGCCAGCAAAGCACAGGATCTCCAATCAATGTGGATCTCGATTTCCTACAAGTAACTCCGCTAGATGGTTGGCGGATGCTCGAATGTGCCGGATATGGGATAAGCTACACCGAAAGACTGATCGACGATGGGGTGAATGGGTATATCTATGTTGACAATGGAGCTGGTGACAATAAGATCGGGGACTTTGCTGGATATGGCAATCCGATCGCACTCTATCCCGGGAAGAAACAACGCCTGTATTTCCTGATGCATACTACATCAATGGATGTAGCAGAAATCCTTCGAACGATCTCCGTGAAGCTTTATTATCACCCCCGAAGACGGACCCTATGAACCATCAGACCGTGGTTTTTTGGAACCGGGATTTCAATAGCATACTAACCCCGCTACAAGTCAAATATAAAGTAAAAAACTATTCTCATTCCGTGATCGGCGGTCCAAAGCAAGCGGAGATCTCCGCGATTGGTACCGAGCTGGACCTATGGGAGCTGGCTGAATATATTCGCCGGCCGGTACAGATATTTTCCGACAAGGGAGATCCGGTCTGGTGGGGCTTTGTAGCTGAGATCAAGATTGACGTGGGTCTTTGGTCGGTAGGTGTCAATATTGACTCGATGGCAAATTATGTTGGAGTAATTTACGAGGATGATGCTGATGAGGGGTTGCCAAAAATAACAGCCTGGACGGAGGCAGCTGATTCAACGGCTGAATACGGCCGGCGTGAGATCTTATTCACCTCCAGCGGATCCAATGCCACGCATGCCCTGGCAGCCAGGGATAAGTTCCTGGCGGAGAAGAAATATCCGACCCCGGTAATTACTCCGCGTGAGAAAGGCGAGAACGGCGCTACTATTTATTGCCGGGGCTGGTTTGACACACTGGCATGGCGCTATTATGCCAATGCCGGGGTGAATTTAGTGGATACGGCTACCCAGATCGCGGCCATGACAACCAGTTGCGGAGAGTTCGTTGCTGGAATTAATCTGGAGACTACCAGTGGAATTTCAACAGCTGAAACCCGCGATGGACAAGGTAATGGTTTATATGAGATCACTGAGCTTTTGACGATGGGAACCAGCAATTACCGGCGGATGCTGTGCGAGGTAACGATGGGCCGCCAGCTGCGGGTCTATGAAGAGCCTATACTGGCAAGCAATGCCAGTATGATCCTGAAAGATGGATCTCTGCGCGATTTATATGATATGCCGTTGCGCAAGGAAACCTGCCCCGTGGGGATCTGGACGCGCTTAAAGGATATTGTTCCAGCATCGGTGGATACAACCAAACTTTCAGATCCCAACATCATGTTCATCGACGAGGCGGAGTATATCCCAGCTGAGGACCGGCTTAATCTTACACCGAGAGGGTTTATCGATCCATTCCAGATAGGGAGACCAAACGATGGCTGACGAGAACAACCTGACCACATTGGCTAAACGATTGAGACCACTAATGAAAATGGCGATCGTAAATATGGGAGGTGGTGATTGCTGTTTTGTATGTGATGGAGATAACACATATGGTGGAGATGGAGCTCTGGCACTTCACTCAACTGCCAAAGACTGTGTTGCTATTGGATTTAACGCACTGGCTTTTGATACACAGGGTAGCCAATGTGTTGCTGTTGGATCAGGAGCATTGGAAAATAACCTTATTGGATTAAATCATATCGCAGTCGGGTTTCAAGCTCTGCACGATTGTACCTTTTCTGCTTGGCCAGAATATGCCAATATTGCTATAGGGACAGAGGCAGGAGCACATATTACAACTGGTTATGCAGACATAGCAATTGGTACGTTTGCTCTACATGATGTCACTACTGCCAGAGGAAATATTGCGATCGGAGATGAATGCCTTGTATTAGTCACAGAACGAGATAACATAGGCATTGGTCTTGCGGCACTTTACCAGGCAGACAATACCTATAACAACATCGGCATAGGCACAGATGCTTTGTGGTCTTTCCTGCATGGTCCTAACAACAGCAAAACAGGAGAAAATATAGCCATCGGGTCCTGTGCGTTATTTGACCTAGCCTATGGTGATGAAAATATAGGAATTAGCAAACAATTCTCATTTTATTATGGTGAATACTGTGTATTCATTGGGATGGAAGCGGGTGACGGTACAGAATGCGGCTCATATAATATTGGAGTTGGAGCATTCGCTTGTACAGGTGCTGCCGGAGAGGGAAATACTAGCATAGGTGAAAATGCCTTATGGCTAAATACTTATGGTGTAGGGGGTAACTGGATAGATGAATTTTCTGACTATAGTGGAACAGTACCCGGAACAGTGAAAGCGCACAACAGTGACCCCTGGGGATTTAGTCTTGCTCCTGGTGTTTACACAGACATGCGAATAATGGGAGCTTACCACTACAACGGAAATTACACTATCACAGTAATTGATGCACAGAACTTCTACTTCACTCATGCTTGGGCTGGTGATGATTTCGCTGCTGGTTACTATATGGCACTACTGAACTATGCGCTTTACGCTAATAATGATACTGCTATTGGTTATATTGCCGGGGTTTGGAATGATAATAATTCAGAATGTACCTATATTGGATATGCCGCTGATGCGGATGGTCTGGGAGTTTACGTCAACAGCACGGCTCTGGGAGCGAATTCGGTTATAACCAAAAGCAATCAAATGGTTATTGGTGATAGCAATATTGTCGAAAATCTATTCAACGGCAGCGTTCTTATTGGTACAGTTACCGATGGCATGACCGAAGGAGGTAGTTTAGCAATCGCACAGGACTTAGCACATCGAGGCACAAAGATTGGTTTCTTCAATACTGTTCCAATCGTAAAAGAATTGAAAGCTAATCATAACAACTGGGCAAATATTTCAGATATTGTTGCTGTTCTGCTCGCTTATGGATTAGTTGATTCAGCATAGGTGAAAAGATGCGAAAAACAACTGATGAGGCACGACCTGTAAAGAAGACACCGGAAGAGTGGAAAGCGACACGCCACACTGACCGTATTGAGCGCATGAAAGAACGCTTAGATGTGTTCAAGGAAATGGAAAAGAGGGTTGAGAATAATCCAGTTCTTCTTGAGCGTTTGAAGAAATATATCTCGCATCTGAATAAGAGAATCAAGGATTATAAAAATAAAATAAAGGGAATAAAATGAGCACAGGGAAGCCTAAGTCACTACCGCCAGGAACATCAGAAGTTGGCGTCGATAAAGAGATCACGGTTGCAGCTGCCAAGGCAGCTCTTCTCAAGGAAAAACAGGATCGCCAGGTGGCATGCATCCAGGAGATCGATAAGATCCTGAAAAAATATAATTGTGAACTGTTCGCCTTGCCGATGATTACCAAGGATGGCCGGATCACGGCCCAGGCGCAGATTGGATCGAAGGCTTAGGTGATAAAGCAATGCTGTAATGCGTTCTGCTAGAAAGTCTGTGCTATACTGGAGAAAATAAGCGATCAGCAATCAGCAGAGAGCCTTCAGCAAGGGCAAGAAATCCGGTAAAAGAGAATACCGGACCAGGAGAGCACTGGATGACTAAGAAAAGATCATCGGGTGAGGGGACGATCAACCAGCTGCCCAGCGGGAGCTGGAGGGCGCAGGTGAGCCTGAAGGGGCGGAGGTTATCGCATACTGCGAAGAGCCAGCAAGCAGTAAGGGAGTGGATCCGGAAGATCAAGGACCAGATCGACCAGGGGCTGACTTATGACGATGAGCGCACCACCCTGGGGAAGTTCATGAGAGGGTGGCTGGCAATGAAGAAAAGCCAGCTCAGGATGTCCACTTATGAGCAATACGCCTGGATCATCGGACTATATCTCGAACCTGCGCTGGGAAAGGTCAGGCTCAAGGATGTTTCAACCGGAATGGTCCAGGACCTATATGACCAGCTAGTCATGTCTGGCAAGGGTGTTCGCTCGATCAAGGTGGCGCATGCCGTGCTGCATGGCTGCCTGGAGCAGGCCAAGCATCTGGGGCTGATCACCCGCAATCCGACCGAGTTCTGCAGCACACCCAAACGAGAAGGGAAAAACCTGAATATCTGGAGCGAAGACCAGGTGGCAAAGTTCCTGGGCTTTGTTCGTGGCCACCGGCATGAGCATTTGTATGCCCTGGCGCTGGCCACCGGCATGCGGCGGGGGGAGCTGCTGGGTTTAAAGTGGCAGGATGTGGATTGGGTTAATAGGAAACTGCTCATCCGCAGGCAGTGTTTCAATCCCCACGGTGGCGGTTATATTTTCCAGCCGCCTAAAACCAAGTTGGGTATAAGGGTGATCCATCTTGGGTCTGGTTTGATAGAGCACCTGCGGTCTCAGCTCTACAATATTGATCTGATGCGCAAGATCTCCAAGGAACGCTGGATAGAAAATGATCTGGTATTCCCTTCGATGATTGGCACTCCATATCATGGGGATAATTTTACTTTTGATTTCAAGGATCTGGTCAAAAAGTCAGGATTGCCGATGATCCGTTTCCATGATTGCCGGCACACGGCAGCCTCGATCATGTTATCGCACGGGATCCCACCGGTGACGGTGGCAGGGATGTTGGGGCATTCGCTCTCGATCTTGCTGACCACATATGCCCACTTCATTCCGGATTCGCAGGGAGAAGCAGCGCAGCTGATGGACGAGATCACGTCACCGATCGAGATCAAATTTAATCACCAGGCTTAATCCTGGTTGCACACGGATTACTCACGAAACCAGTCTCTGGAGGCAAAATCTGGAGACCGGTCGCTATTTTACTCGATGAAAAGGCGCCCCCGGCGGGATTCGAACCCACAACCGTCTGATCCGAAGTTAGAAAGTAAGCTCATGCATAACCTGCAGTAGCATATTAGAACTGCATTCAGTCGCTAAAAAAGCCCAAAATTCAGAATTATCGGGCTTTTTGAACTGCAGAAGCTGCATTTCCTGCATGTCCTGCGATCTGGTTGCACACGGATTGCACACGAGTTTGTTTTAAGGTTGTGATCACTGGATTATTTACGCTTCTCGTTGTAGAATGATTATGCTGGTATCTATGCTGGTGGAGTTACGAGTTACGTCCCTGAAAGACAATAAACGTCGCCTAGCAAGCGGCGGCATGGATACCAGCATCCATGCTTGACATTAATCTTATAATATTGTATGATAATAGGGTAACTCAGCAGTAACTCTACCATGCTAGACGGAAATATATTGCGCCTCTGTCGGCCCCGCCCCAGAAATGGGGCGGTGTGCTTTAATTTAATGGTTAGTTTTTTATTTTGATGGATTGAATACAGCCTCGTGAGCTTGCTGTATAGCTTTATTATTAATTCAAGTTTTGCATCATAAGAGGAAATATTCCCAAAAAGAGCCGGAGCTGAAGTAATTGTCTTTATTACCATACTCCAGGCAATTGCCTCTTTCATCGTCATATTATCTATTCCGCTAGGTAGTTCATCCATTTTATTATCTCCTTTTTGTTTTTCTGATTAGAAATCTAGTCGATTTTGAGTTCCATCAAGTTTTTTTACTTTTTGAGCTGCCAGAAAAGTACCGGTCTCTGGAGGCATTTGGACCACCGATCCGGCCAGGATATGCTCGATGGTTAGGACCTGGAGGCGAGGAAATGATTTTTGCCAGAATTGGGATTGATAAAAACCGGCAGTAGAGGCAGCTGTGATCATATCCCGAGTTGGATTGTCGAGGGTGATCAATACACCGATCTCAGCATGCTCATTATTCAGGGTGCCGATGAGATCTCGGATCGTGCTGGCGTTGACATGGCCTGATTTGACCTGGACCAGGACACGTTTGAGCTCTTGTTTAGCTGAGTCAATATAGTTTATTGCTCCATCGATGCCTTTGTCACTACCTTTTTTACCACTACCGCCCAATTCGAAGCCACCCAGGGGTTTTGCACCAACCAGCGAGAGCGCCCACCATTGGAATTGATACCGGTCCCGTTGGGCCAGGTCACGAGCTGAGCCAAGATCCTTAGGTTTACCGATCACCTCAAACTGAATACCTGGAAACATGGCTTTCATGCGATTTTCAATAAGGTTTATCGAGAGGTAAGTGATATCGATACCGATCCATTGCCGCCCCAGCTTTTCAGCTGCAGCGATGGCTGTACCACATCCGCAGAACGGATCAAGGATAATATCACCAGGATTAGATGATGCAAGAATGATTCGCTCAAGAAGGGCTATTGGTTTTTGTGTTGGATAACCGAGAAGTTCTGCGTTTGATCCACGAATCTGAGAAATGTCAGACCATACATCTCCCAAAACAGCGCCAGCTTGTTCATCCAAATATCGTTTACGCATAATACGCCCATCTGGATTTGCTGGAAAGATCAGAAGTCCTTGATTATCAAGGTCGCACATTTTCTCATAAGATACAGCCCATCCATTTCTATGTGGTTTGTATCCTTTGTAGTCATACATAAGATTTGGTCTTGGATTAGGGCTGCGCAGATCGCCGGCATTAAACCTTCTTGCTCCTTCTGGAATTTTCTGGGTTTCTCGCTCTTCTTTTGTCATCCGACGAGTTGTACCATCGGGGAATTCGAGATATAAATACCAATCACGAAGTGTCTGTTCCTGGAATCCACTATACTGCCTGTGAAAAGTCATGTTTCTTGTTTTGTTATAAAATAAAAGGCGATCGCTTATTGTACCGAATTGATGTTTCGCATCATTATGGGCATCTGAACGTTTCCAAGTAATTTCATTTTTAAAATTTTCAAAACCGAAAATAGTATCTAAAACGATTTTCAAATAATGGCTTGCAGATGGATCACAATGTAGATATAAGCTACCGGTAGGTTTAAGGACCCGATGAAGCTCAACAAGGCGGGCAGCCATCATGACCAGGTAAGCCAGCATCTGATTCTCACCGATGATAGTACGCAGGGCTGCCAGTAGATCATCCACAGTGCCAGGATTGGCCTGGAGGATGTCGAGGTAAGCTTGCTCAGCTGAAGGTCCCCAGTGCCAAGTGTCATCGAAAGCGGTGATCTGTGCATCGGATGATATACCGCTTTCATTCTTGAAAAGGACGTTATAAGACCTGGAAGAGTTGAAAGGCGGATCCAGATAGATCAGATCGACCGAATTGGCCGGCATGGAGCGCAGGATGGGAAGGTTATCGCCAAAATAAAGAGTATTAGTCATAATCTAACTATGATCAGGTTAATGCCTGGAGGTAGTTCTGTCCGTCGAAGGCTATGCCCCCAGCCAGGATCCATCCCTGGTGGAGAAGATCTTCTACCAGTTTCGTTAGGCGAGTTATATTATCGGCCTGAACTACCTTGTAAAACATATTATTCCTTGAGAGCAGGGTGTTTTAAGGTTCGGATAACCAGGTCCAGATGCCGCATTCGGTGTCAAGCTCGACCTGGAAATCAGAGGGGGATATATAGATGGTACCACCACTGAGACCAAAAAAGTTATCTATGATATCACCTGTTTTCGTCGAGCGCTTCCAATAGCAGTCACTGGTTCCAGGCGTGGACCGCCAGACGCCTGGGGCAATATCCACGCCGACCAGGTAAATGCCTGGCTTGTGATCTTTTCTTAGCACCGCGTCCAGGGCAGCCTGGGCAGTGGCAGTCAGTACATAAGGGGGAATGGGTGTATGGGTAGGAGCGGTGGTATTTGTTGGCCCGTAGGTATTTGTGGGGGATGGTATTTGAGTTGCCGGCTTTGGAGTGGCGGTGATGATCACATTGTTGATCACGGTGCTGATCTGGGTGATCACTACGGTTCGCTCGACGATCCGGGTTACTTCAATCTCCTGGGTGACTACTTTCGTCACTTCGACATTTTGGATTACCGGGGTTTGTGAGCAGGACGCCAATAGCAAAATTAATAAGATACCAGCGATCACTTTCATTGCACCCTCCTTATCTGGTTTTTATAATTTCAAAAGGCAGTTGATTGCTCTAAGTATTTAGTAAATCTTATTTAACTTTCCATGTATGACCGCAGTTCTGACAGACAGCCATTTTCACAGTCTTGCTGCGTGTTTTGCTGTTGGTGAGGAGGGGAATGATGATGATCAGGCCCAGGGTGAGAATTGCCAGGCATATCCAAATTGTCCAGGATATACACCCCCTGCGCTTGGTTTCAACTTTTTCGACGACCTGCACTTTTATATCATGGCTATGGCATTTGGAGCAAATCAATTCATCGGTCATTTTACCCTCCTGATATTGCTATTCTAGAACACTTGTGCTATAATAATAATCATCATAATACGATAATCGAATGACAACAATAGAGTTTACTGAAGAAGATTACGATCTGGTTGTCCGCGTGTATTTGAACCCGTGCTTCTCAAAAATCTTAATAACTATATCTTCTGACTCAGGGGAATCACCGGATAAGCCGCGCAAAGCCAACTCTGAATTGACCTCATAAACAGCAGCAGTCAGGCGGTCTCGTACCGCATGGGGAAGCTGGTCAAGGGGGATAGTATCAGGCCGCGCCAATCCGAGCAGATCATAAATTTCATTTCCCAATTTAATCGCAATTAGATCGGCGCTATGTTTATCAGGAGGTTGTTTGTCATTTATCCACATGCTGAATGTGGAGGCCTTAACTCCCAAAATAATTGGCAAATTCTTCCTGAGTTATGGTCTGTCCTTGGGATAATTGGTATTCATGAAATTTTTTAAATAACCAGCTCGCTACTTTTCCCTTTTTCATATTCATCTCATTATTTTAATTCATTACGTCAAACCCTTGACAAGTTCATCATATTATATGTATAATATTCATTATTAATGAATAATAACGATGCAATGAAGCAATCCATATCTTTGATCGTCGCTCGTTATCGGGGTGAAAAAACCCTGCGAGAATTTGCAGATGATCTCTCCGGTAAATTAATCGAGAAGATTTCATATCAGTCGATCAAAAACTGGGAGGATGGAGAAACCATCCCCTTATATTATCCGATGCTGGCGATCGCCCTCCAAAATGACGACTGGCGCCGGGATTTTGCTTTGGAGATCCTGGCTGTATTGAAGCCGGACTATTACGCACCTGATCAACCCAAATAAATTCATAACCTGGAGGTTAACATGGCAGTCGTTATCCCAAATGACATTGCTCAGCGGATCAGCCAACTGGCGCAGAAGAACAACCGTAATTTCTATGACCAGCTGAAGGTTATGACCGAGACATTTGAGATCATGGATATCCAGAAGGTATCCACGCTGCCACACCCTGTTGGTGGGCAGAAAGTGCCAGTGGTGGAAGTTTCGCAAGTCCGGAGGGGGTAAAAATATGCTCGAGAAAAATTCGATCACCAACGATATTTTGAGGGGGATTATGTGCCAACTGCCGATGGATAATTACGCTCAATTTATCGGCAGGCTGCCCGATGTTTTTTTTCAGATCCCAGATATCCACAGGCAGATTATTTTAAAGCTGATCAGACGTACGATCGTCCTCGATGGTCAGATTGACCCGGTGATGCTGGCGGAGCTTGTGAATAAGTATATGGCTCAAATTTGTTAAGGTTCAAGTTAATCACAGTCTTATATTAGCAGAATATTCACGTAATGAATTAACTCAAATGCAAACTAATAATCTTGAAAGGAACGGCAGTACTCTGGATCTGCTGACACTAAACGAAGTGGCTGCAATTCTGAGGTCGGACCCGACCACAGTGGGACGCAGGGTGAAGAGCGGGGAGCTGCCGGCAGTGCATATCGGCAGGCGGGTATTGATCCGCAGGCAGGACCTTGAGGTGTTCGTTGATGAGCACCTGGGCGGAGGGTAATCATGACCATACCGACGATGCCTGATAAAGATTTCAATAAGGGTTTCGACCTGGATGAGATGATCGACAACCTGCCGGCGGGGTTGGAACGGGCAATCCGCAGGATACTCGAGTTTCACATCGGGAGGGAGAATGCGATCTCGAGGTCCCAATTAATAACAGACCTGGCAAGCATGGGTTTCAATTATATCGATAAAGATGACCGCCCGATAAGAGCATGCATCAACCAGATACGCAAATCGGGCATGCCTGGCTCTTGGATCTGTTCGACTGGCGGGGTTGGGGGCGGATATTGGATGGCTGAAACACAGGCGGAGCTGGAGGAGTTCATCGAGCATGAGGAGGATAGCCGGTTGGGGGATTTTGCGAAACAAATGAAGGCAATGAGAATGGCAGCAGAGAAGAAGTGGGGAAAGTATTCCCCTGAAAAACAAGTTCCACTATTTTGAAGAAGGAGAAAACAATGAGCGAACGAACTATCGACTTCCCGACAGTAGACGCAAGCGAGGAACCAAAATTGACCGAACTGATCGGAGCGATTGCCGATCACCTGCACACCAATGTGGCGATCGAGACGGTGACGAGCTTGCGAGTGCGCTATGACGGAGGGTGCACCGACCTCGAGGTGATCCTGAAGCAACTGGCTGGGGACCCGGCTGGGATCAAGGTTAAGAGGGTCTATAAGAATAATAAGAACAAATCGCTCGATCTTCCTGGATCGAAACCATTTCGCCCATCTGTTGATAATCTCGAAAAAGGTTTGGATCCTTCTGGGAGCTAAATATGGAAGAGCACACCATCCACATCACTATAGCTATTAGCCAGGAAGAAGAGGAAGCATTGTTTAAGCTGGCTAGACGACAGAGGCGGAACCCGCAAGACCAGGCAGAAATGCTGATCCGTCGTGAGCTTGAGGAATATGGATTGATACCCTGGCGACCTGATAGCCATATGCCGGTCGACGATTTTCCGGAGGAATGAGATGGATATCATTTTCAGCGGTGAAAGCATTTATGTTAAACCGATCAGGAAAGTTACTGGCAAGATCGGGTATGGATTGTACCGACCTTATGGAAAGAAATCACCATTCATGGAATATGACAATGCAGATGAAGCGGTCTTTATTGCCAAATTCGTGGACGAGAACGGCGGTGATTTCGGAGCCGAGGCCCGCAGGACTGCATCTCTGGCATGGAAGGTCCATTTGCTGGTTCCCAGGCTAAATCGATTTGAGGAGGTGGTGAAATGATCGTATGGGCATTATTTGTATTGACTATGGCTGGGATCGCTCTATATCTGGATAACAGGCACGGGGAGCCGGGCAAACCTTAAGGAGGCCGTCGGGCAGGCGCTCGATGGATAGGCAGCACCGGCGGGATGTACATTTATGCGCCCCAAATACAGCTATAGATTGAAAGCTCACTGTGGTTTTTCCCGCAAAGGACAAGGATTGTGACCCGAATGGGCAAATGCCTGCGAACGTCAGGGACTGCCGGTGCAAAATTCAATGACTGAATTATAAAGGAATCATCATGATCTTACAAAGTGAAAACCCACACTTTCCCATAGACGGTGATCCCCACGTTTATCAAGTGTTTGGTCTCCTGGGGCACGTCGGCATAGACTGGGACGTTCCAGTAGGAACACCGATCCGGGCCATTCTAAACGGCACAGTGATATGGGCGGTCCAAGATAGCAAGGTTTATGGCAGGTACGTGACAATCCTGCACAATGATGGTTATGCCAGTTTGTATGCACACTTGAGCAAAATACTGGCTCACAAAGATGACGTTGTGCAAGGCGGGACGGTCATTGGCTTATCTGGAGGCGCTGTCGGAGCGGACGGAAGCGGGCAGTCGACAGGATGGCATCTGCATCTCGAGGTTCGTGTGCCAGGTCATCTTGACCATAACAAATATAACGTTGACCCGATTTTGTACATCAAGTCTTACATGGAGCGATAAGGAATCAGCATGATCATCCAAAGTGAAAATCCGATCCGCATGGTACGTGAGCTGAAGGGAGCGCCATTATCGATCGTGATGGTGCTTAGCCTGGTGACCCAGAGGGTGACCCAGGAATTCCTGGAGCGGGCGACAGGATATACCGATAAGCCGGTGAGCCAGGCGCTGGCATATTTGCAGGAGGTGGGGCTGGCGGATCATACGCATGCAGGCTGGCAGTTGATCAAGGAGAACATCAAGCAGCTGCCGTTGACCATGCAGATCGAGGAAGATGCTGTAGAAGAGCAGGGGATAGAGGAAGGAAATTGTCCGGTCGAAGATAGGCCGGATCAGCACCAAGAACAAAGCGTGCTGAGTCGGAATTATTCCGACTCTCTTACTTACTTAAGTAAGGAAGTAGTAGTTAATATTAATAATATTAAGAATACTTCTACTAACTTACTTAACTTAACGGAAAAAGACGGAAAAATTCCGACCTCGGATGAAATCCAGAGGGTTTTGGATGCAGCTGCGGGCCTGTTTGGGCGGCCGATCATGGGGGATGTGCAGGATTATGCGGATATCGAGCGGTTACTGAGCTGGATTGCTCAGGCTTTTAAGGGGTGTTACGAATCGGGCAGGTTGAAGATCATGAACCCGGCTGGGCTTGTGTATTGGGCATTCCACCAGGGGAAGGGTAAGGTGGCGGAAAAGAAATACCTGGAGGATCCTGGCGAGTATCTTCCGGAGAGCTTTTTGCGGGCCAGCGGGCAGTGGGAGTTTGAAGATGACTTACGAGGGGAGGCATAATGGATACTCACGAGCTTGTCATAGCAATAATTTCATCATTGTGTGGTGTTGTTTGTGGTGCCAATATTGGCATATTTGTCATGGCGCTGATGGTGGCGGCTAAGAGGAAGATGCCGATCATGACAGAAGAAAATGGGGAAGAATCGCTCAGTAGGCTGGATGAGGTGAATTAGAAATGAACTTCATACCCGAGCAACCAAGGGATAGCCAATTGGTGCCATTTTTCGATGATGTCACCAAGGAGGCTGGCTGGCAGGGACAATCGACGACTAAATCCATCAAAACGCTGCAGGCGGAGATCATCGAGGCGATCAGCCGGCTTGGTGGTTTGGTGATCAACTTCCAGCGTGGCTCATTCCAGAGTGAAATTGGCAACCGGGATGGATTTCGGGTCCATTATGTGGTCCAGGCCGCAGATGGACGCCAGGTGGGTGGCAGGATCGATATTGCAGCCCTGCCTATTAAAATGGATTGGGCATTACGCCGATCGGAAGATAAGCGAAAGGATCAATCCCTAAAAATGGCGCTGTATATGCTCCGTCAGGCTTTAGACGGAACCTGGTTCTTGCAGCAGCTCAGCCCGGGGTATTCGGCATTGGTTCCGTTCATGCTGGGTCAGGGAGATAAAACTGTCTCGCAGATGTGGTCGGAGAGCTCGATCATGAATAATTTATTACCACCGGGGCAGGAAGAGTTTGTAGAGGGGGAGGCTAGGGAGGTATGAGCAAAACTAAGATAGATTGGGCTGATAAGGTATGGAACCCGGTCACCGGCTGCACGAAGGTGAGTTCCGGTTGCAAGAATTGCTATGCAGAACGGGTAGCGAAACGCTTTTGGCGTGATGGAATAATCGGGGATAATTACCGACCATTCAGCGAAGTGCGTTGCCACACCGAGCGCCTGGAGCAGCCGCTGCACTGGAATAAGCCGGCCAGGATCTTCGTCGACAGTATGGGGGATTTGTTTCATAAGGATGTGCCCAATACATTCATCAGCCAGGTCTTTTGGATCATGGAGATGGCGCCGATGCATACTTTCATGATTTTGACCAAAAGACCCAAGCGCATGCTGGAATGGGTGAATCAAGATTATCAAAATCCATTGCCGAATGTGTGGCTGGGGGTCTCAGCTGAGGATCAAAAGACGGCGGATGAGAAGATCCCGATATTATTGGAGATGCCGGCGGTAGTGAGGTTCGTAAGCGTAGAGCCGATGCTGGGAAAGATAGACATCTGGCAATATCTCGGTGGCAACAGAAATCCAATTGGTGAAATATTCAATAATAAAGGTCTCGATTGGATTATCTGTGGCTGTGAGAGTGGTCCGGGCGCCAGGCCGATGAAGATGAGTTGGGCAGCCGACTTGAAGCACCAATGCGTATTTGCCAGTGTGCCGTTCTTTTTCAAGCAGGCAATGATCGAGGGGAAACTGGTCAAAATGCCCAAATTAGATGGCAAAATATGGGATGAAATGCCAGGGATAATTGCAGTAAAACAAGCATAATATAATGGATTCATGGCAGAAATTGACTGCGATTTTATTGGCAAGTGATCGGGAAGAACTGGCTTTAGCACTGCTGGAAGCATTAGCATCTGAGAAATGGCATCGGGTGGATATCGAGATCAGGGATCACAAGATGCATGCGGTGAATATCACCAAGAGAATCAATGTAAATAACAGTGAAAATAGAACAAAATTGCTAGATAAAAATTAATAAAAACCTGCTATAATATTTGTAACGTATTGCACGAAGCGATAAGCCGGGCAGTTCACGAGAACTGTCCGGCTCTTTTTGTTTAACCCAAAAGGAGAACACTATGGACTTCGGAAATTTCATCGTAAACCCGGTGACACTCATGATCATCGTCTTTGGATTGATCGAATTCATCAAGCAGACAGGGGTCGAAGGCAACAAACTACGCTACATCAGTATAGGACTGGGAATTCTACTTGGCGTAGTTTACCAACTGCGCAGTGTATTCCTTGCAGCGCAAGTATGGATCGACATCGTCTTCTTTGGTATCGCTGTTGGTCTAGCAGCATCAGGTATCTTTACCTTCTTGAACAACCGCTTCCCTGCCAAGCCACCTGAAACACTGGTTGGCAATGGCAAGGTCGAAGACAACACACCAGTGGGATGAATATGTCACCCAATTCGGCCGAATATGAGGTTTTCCAGATGCAGCTAAAGGAACTAAAAGAGCGCATGGAGAAAGGTTTTGAGGACGTCAAAACCTTGCTGCGCTCTTTTGACGAGCGGGTAAGAAGTGTGGAAAACAATGAAGCGAAATGCCAACCAGTCTTAACAACCCGCGTTGATTTAGCCTGGCATGATTTGGATGAGCATGCTTTATCCATAAAAGATCTGACAGAGCTGGCTAATGCGCAGGCAATAACGATAACGAAGGTGATCGAAGCCCAAAAGCATTTGAACACCCTACTAAAATGGGGGTTGGGCATTATCACGGCGGTGATCACCGTGTTCGTGGTCGCATTGATGACCGGGCAGGCGTATTTGGTGTTCAAATGAATCCTACTGGAAAAGGCATGTTCATCTGGAGATTGGCTGTCTGCGCCGGTGGAGATATGACGCTGCTAGCAAGCATGGCTGTAAATGCCGGCTTGAGCTGGGTGGCAATCAAGGCAGCCGATGGAACGGATAATTTCAACCAGGCAATTCCATCTTATTATGGTCCTAATCTGCTGCCAGATGCAATCGCTGCTTTAAGAGCGGTTGGGATCAAGATATGGCTCTGGCAATATATTTATGGGGCTAACTTTTTAAAGCAATCGATTGCAGCGGCTGAGGCCCAAAAGGCAGTTGAAAATATTAACCGCTTTAATCCAGATGGATGGATCATCGATCCTGAAAGCCAATATAAACGCAGTGGAGCAGCTGCCTGGGCAGATACCTATATGAATTTGTTAAGGTCATCCTGCCCGACTATTCCCATTGGATTATGTTCTTATCGCTTTCCAACTCTTCACCCTGAGCTTCCCTGGCACAACTTCTTGAGGCATTGTGATTTCCATGCACCCCAGGTCTACTGGCTTCTGGCACATAACCCGGGTGATCAGCTGGGGAGATCTGTACGTGAGCTGCAGGCATTGGCCAACCTGCCAGTCATACCTGCGGGTTGCGCTTATTATGACACGGGTTACAAGTGGCAGCCTACTGTGGCAGAGATCAACGAGCTCGACCGTGTAGCACATGCATTGCATCTGCCTGGCATTACCTGGTGGGAATGGGGTGAGAACGGGCACGGCGCTCAGTACATTGCTCCATTCTGGGATGCAATCAAAGCGCATGATTGGGGCGTGCCTCCAGTGCCTCCACAGGATTGGGCACATGCAATCACTGATTGGGCACGCACTAAAGGTTATGTCGGTCCGGCGCCTGGGTGAGATATGCCATTCGCTGCGTTGAAGCCGTGCTCTTATTGTCACATAAGTTTAGAAGTGCCTGGTAATCATGGCAGGTGTAAGGATCATCCCTATGCTGATGCACATATTCAAGAGCATCAGAAGTTGTATGACACCAGGCTTTGGAAGAGGATCAGGGCAAGGCAACTGGCCAAGGAGCCTTGGTGTGCTGAGTGCCTGAAGGAGAATAGATATACGCCGGCGACGGATTGTGATCACATCGAGCCCCATCGAGGTGACCCTGCTAAGTTCTTTAAGGGACCATTTCAATCATTGTGCCATCCCCACCACAGCCAGAAGACAGTTCAAGAGATTGGCTGGGGTAGGGGGGATCAAAATGTTTTAACTTGGGGAGTGACTAGCGGGCGGGGCCAGCAACGCGAAAAAAACTCCCCGATCGAAGCTGGAAATAGGTGAATATGCCCACTCCGCCTAAGACGCTTGAGAATATGAAAAAGCACCTGACGAAGGCTGAGAGGGCGGCCAGGCAGGCTGCAGAGGGGGAGGTAACCCGCAAGAATAGACCCCAGCTGCGCTGCCCGAAGTGGCTGGATGATGATGCCCGGAAAATCTTCGAGGAGACCAAGAAGAGGCTGAGAGGCCTGGAGATGCTGGATAGCGCTGACACAGATATGTTGGGGATCTACAGCGACGCGGTGGCCAAATATAGGGATGCCAGCCAGAGGTTGAGCAGTACCGATGAAGATGGTGTATTGCAGACGACCGAAGAGGACAGAAAGGATTGCCAGGCATGGTCCAGGATAGTGGCAGGGTATGCGGAGAAGTTGGGATTGACGCCAACAGCACGAGCACGCCTGGCGAAGCGTAAGGCTGAAAAGCAGGCTCCAGATGAGCTGGAGGAGCTGCTAGATAATCCGGAGAAATGGTGATCGGGATGTTTGATGAGAAGCGGGCTGACCGAGCAGTACGGATCTTCGAGCAGATGAAGCATACGAAGGGTAAATTTGCCGGACAGCCGTTCATCCTGCTGCCGTGGGAAAAGAAGATCGTGCGGGATGTGTACGGCACGGTCAAAGAGGATGGCACCCGGCAATATAAATATGTATACATCGAAGTTGCTAAGAAGAATGGCAAAAGCGAGTTGGCCGCTGGAGCGGCAAATTATCACACATTTGCAGATGGCGAGATAAGTGGGGAGATCTACGGATGTGCAGCGGATAAGGAACAAGCCAGTCTAGTATTCGATGTGGCTATAAACATGATCCGGCAAAGTCCGGCATTATCGAAACGGGCCAAGATCCGTGAATCGATGAAAAAGATCATCGATAAGAAGACGGGCAGCATATACCGGGCGCAGAGCTCGGAGGCATATACCAAGCATGGAT